TTCGCCGTCCGTGGGGAGCAGGCCCTGCCGGACTTCGTTCGCAAAGAAATCGGCCTGTAAACGGCCCCACTCACAAGGAGGAATTTAGCAATGAACGTCATGTCGTTCGACCAACTGCTGCAGGCTGCCGGGATGGGCATTACCGGCGACCAGTACGTCGAGGAAAACTTCTCGAAAGCCCTCGGCACCAACAACAGCGGCCCCGGCGGTCACCAGTCCGGCCCGCTCATGCTGGAGAACCTCGATGCCCTGATGACCGAGGTTCTCATCACCGAGCAGCACTTCAAGCTGTTCAACGCCATGCCGAAGGTTCCCTCGTCCCAGCCGTACTTCGAGTACAACCGGCATAAAGGCTTCGGCTCCAACCGCGCCGGTGGTGCCGGCTTCCGCCAGGGCGGCGCTCCGAACGGCGGCGTCTCGACCTTCGAGCGGAAGGGCATCTACAACAAGTACCTGGGTGTCAAAGGCGGGGTGACCCACCAGATGATCACCTCCGGGCAGAACGGTGGGGCCTTCGAAGACCCCGTCGTCCGCGAGAACCGCGACCGCACCCTCGAACTGCTGGAACGGGTCGAGCGCGAGATGATCTTCGGCAACAAGTCCATCAAGGACGGCAACGGTGAAGAAGTGAACTTCGACGGACTGCTGGCCCAGCTGGCCGCCGACTACTCGGCCAACGTCGTCGACATGAAGGGTGCCCCCCTCGGCTTCGACCAGATCGACGACTCGGCCCGCAAGCTGGTCACTGTTGGCAAGCAGCCGACCGTCACCGGATACAAGGTCATGGGCTCCACCCATGTCGTCGACGGCCTGAACATGCAGTTTGCCGCCCGCAACCTGCAGCGCTTCAACAAGGACACCGCCAGCGGCCAGCAGTACACCCCTGGTACGGTCCTGTCGAAGTACGACACCCAGTTCGGCACCTTCGAATTCGACCACTCGATCCTGTTCGACGAGGTCGAAGGCGGCGCTCCGGCCCTGGTGGCCCCGTCCGGTGCCCCGACCGCCCCGGGTTACGTTGCAAGCACCGGCCAGCCGACTGCGGCTGACGATGCCGCCGGCCAGCATATCGCCGGCACCTACTACTACACCATCGCGGCATTCAACGACGTGGGCGAATCCCTGGGCACCATCTCCAACGCCGTCGTCGTTCCTGACGCCACCACCAAGGTGACCATCGGCATCGTCCGCGTGGCGAACGCCACCGGCTACCGCATCTATCGCGGCAAGCTGGCGAACGGCTCCGACGCCAAGTGGATCGCCAAAATCCCGCAGAGCGCCTCCGGCGACCTGTCCTTCGTCGACAAAGGCGAGTGGTACACCATTGACGCCAACGGCGCGGACGGCAACGGCCTCGCCATCATCTACAAGCCCGATCCCCGCGATCTGGTGGTGGCGCAAATGAGCCCGCTCATGAAGCTGCCGCTGCCCATCGAAGGGACCACCTTCCCGTTCCTGCTTCTGCTCTACATGGTCCCCGTGCTCAAGAGCCCGGAGCGCCTGCGGATCTACAAGAACTGCGGAACCTACAAGGCGTCCTAGTTCGACCGAAGCGCAGCATTGACGAAAGTGGGGCCGGCCTAGTGCCGGCCCCACGTTAAAACCTAACCAAGGAGAGAACCATGAGTAAGACCATCGAAGTGTTTTCCATCCACGGCGGGCCCATCCACACCAAAGTCAAAGGGGAGCCCCGCACGGTCGAGTTCGAGCCGAAGGGTGGTGTCTTCGCTGCCATGTGCGACCACGACGAGGCAGCGGTCCTCCTGTCTATCCCGGGCGACGATTTCTGGAAAGACAAGATCGACCTCGACGGCGGGAAGCAAACGGCTGTGCCGGCCGGCGACAAAGACCAGGACCAACCCCCCCTGGAAGACGGTGCGACCACCATCACCCTTGAAGCCTATGGGCAGATGAAGAACACCAACGCCCTGAAAGCCGCCGTCGCCAAGTGCAACGACAAGGACGCCATCGCAAAGCTGGTCGCCACCGAGGCAAGTGCCATTGAGCCCCGGGAGAAGTGGCTGGCGATCCTGAACGACCGACTGGCCGCGCTCTAACCTTAACCCGGAGAGGCGACAACGATGACCGGCCTGACCCTGAAGACGAACCGGAGCGAATACTCCCGGCTCGAGCCGGCGAGGTCGAGCATTCAGGTCCGAATGCTCCCGGCCCCGGCCACCGGATTGGACGTGACCGTCCTCCTGGCGCTCCGCAAAAAGGGCGGGCCGGTCATCGATACCGTGGAAACCAAACTGACTGGCGACCTCCCGAAAGGGCAGACCGCCGCATTCGATATCGCTGCAATCAAGGACGCAGACGGCATCCCACTCTGCACCAGGGGAGACTACCAGGTCGAGGCGTACTCGCCGGCAGAAGGGTATGCTGCCGGCTCCCCGCCGATGGCAGTCGCAGCCATCCGGGTCTCGCTGATCACGGTCGAGGAAATGCGGAAGGGGTATTGCTTCGGCACGCCTCTCTACGCTTCCGACACGCCGGCACCAAAGCGCCAGCCGGTCGTTGTGAGCGGGGTGAGGATAACGCGGCTTTCGGAAGACACCCGGAAAGGGGTCGCCCCCCTGGTCTACGTCGTAGGGGGCAAGACACTCTCTTGGAACGGTGGCCCGGCGGTCCCCATCGGCGGTGACCGCGAAATCCTCCCAGACGGTTTCGGTGGATACGCCGAGGTCGAAATCGACGAATTCAATTTGCCGACGAACGACGCATCAGAAGGTATCGTCGTCGACAAAGAAGACATGGACGACAGCTTCATCCGGTCGGAGATCGACAAGGCCACAGACAGCATCGAGAACACGGAACTGAAGGTGCTGATCGAGCCGGCCAGGATAGCGACCGAGCCGTACTACTCGAACCCGGAGCCTGGGGAGTGGTTCGACAAGAAGGTCGTCCCGGTCATGTTCACCCGCAGGGACTTCAACCGGAACGGGATTACGTGGCACCTCGACATCCCCGTTTCGCAGCTGCTCAAGATCGACAAGGTGGCTGGTTACATGGGGAACACCAAGGCGCTGGAAATCCAGCAAGGGGCCTTCTCCGTCAATCGCAAGGCCGGGACGCTCGACGTCCTCCCCTACAACTCGCAGTATAGCTACCTCTTCACGTTCTTCCAGCAGCTGCAGTTCTGGGGGATGCGGGAGTATATCGCGGACTTCTGGCGGTACGCTGGTGTGGCGGGGCTCACCGAAACGCCCGGAGACGTCCTCAAACTGATCGGGTACACCGCAGCGACCTCCATCCTGACCGTCGCCGGCCAGGCATATAAGGGCGGCTTCTCGTCGGAGAGCATCAGCAAGGACGGGGTCAGCCGGTCGGCCAGCTACACGGCCAGCGCCACCTACGGCATCTACTCGGCCACGATCACGGAGTACAAAGACTGGATCAAGACCAACAAGGCCCGCATTCGCAACCAGTATCGCGGGCTCCAGATGGTGGTGCTCTAATGCCAATCCCAGCCCCCGTCATAGACCGTTTCGTGCAGTCAGAAGGGGAGAGAGTCCGGCACTTCGTCGGCGTCAAATGCCCGTGCCACGACGCGCAAGGGCAGCCGTCCCCGACCTGTTCTCTGCACGAACTCGGCGGCTGGTTTTACCCGGAGGGGAACCAGATCATCGGGTTGGTAACCAGCATCGCTGAACACAAGGAGTGGATCGAGGCCGGCGTCACCCTCCCCGGCGACTGTGTTTTCTCTCCGCTCTCGAAGGACGTGGTCAGCGAAGGGGACAAGATCGTCTTCACGTGGCCATTGCCATTCGGCCAGGGAGATGCGCTGCTGCGCGGGGCAGAGGAAAGCGACGTCCTCTACTACCCGGCGGCCAAGGCCATCTACTGCATCGACATCGGCCGGGTCAAATACGTTGAGGGGACCGACTTCCGCCTGAACGGCCGGCACATTGAGTGGGAGTGGGCCGGCAAGCCGCCGGCAGGGAAAGCCCCGTCGACCGGGACAAAATACACGGTCAAATACATGGCATACATCGAGTGGATTGCCCTCGACCCGCCAACCAACCGCATCAGCGCCGGGGTCGATATCGGGAGCAAAGTCCTTCTCCGCAAGAAACACATCTTCGAGCAATAGGAGCCGTCATGGACGCATTCGCAGCCCTGGAGAAAAGCATCGCCGTCACCGAGGACATCACCAAGGCCCACGTGAAGGAATACACCCGGCGCACCAAGTCCGGTGGCGTGGCCACGGTGAAAGAGCATGACGACAAGCGGCACCCCTTCTCGATGGACAGCAAAGACGGGAAACTCACTTTCCACGACCATGACTCCGGGGAGCAAATCCACGGGTACGAAGGGCCGTTCCACCATAATGGCGACAAAAAAAACGTCATGCACACATGGTTGGATAGTGAAGGGCACCGGAACTTCTCTGCCAAGCCTCCAAGGAAAGACAAGGGGGTTCCCCCGCTGAAAGACTGGAGCGTCTACCACGGCGACGGGAAGCACTACAACTACGACCTCCAACACGATGGGAACAGATACAGCATCTCGCAACTTGTCACCCCGCACGGGAGACACATCGGGTACCGGCTCGGCGTCTTCGGCTCAAAGGACAGCTTCGGCCACACGACCCTCAACGAGAACGGCGAAGTGTCGAGCCAACATATCTTCTCAAGCCCAGCTTCCGCCGCAAAGGCGGCAGCGGCGCACTACAAGAGAGCCGGCGGCGGGGTCTACCGCCCGGGGTCCAAGAAAGACTAGCCGTGACCGAACTCGCCAACCTCCGCGCCGGCATCGCTGAAGCCAGCCGCTTCGTTCAAGCGACGTGGCAGCAGGCCGTCATGGGGGCCATCCAGCTTCCAGGTGTGCCGGAGATCAGGGCCAACATCGCCCTGCGCCAGCTGTATGCCGAGAACATCGTCCTCGGTGACCAGCTGGCGATCCCGGAGGCCGGCATGCTCAAGCGGTTCGTCATCGCCACCAAGAGCGTGGCCCGCGACCTCGAGTACGGCAAGGGCCCGTGGGACATGAAACCGATGCTGCTCTCGGGCCCGAAGGCCAGGATCAGCGCCAAGGGGCATCGCTACAACATCATCCCGTTCCGGCACGGGACCAGTGCCGCCCACGGTCGCAATGCCCACTTCCGGCCAATGCCAAAGGACATCCTCGGCCAAGCCAAAGCGCTCAAGCCGTCCTTCGCCATGATGGCACCGACCAAAGTGCGACTGCCGAATGGCAAGATTCAGACGTCCATGCAGCCGAAGGGCCTCAAGTGGGGGGAACACCTCAAGGGGACCGAAGGACGCTACCCAGCCGGGAAAAATCAGACCACCGGTTACCAGCACAAGGCTGGCATGTACGAGGGCATGTATCGCATCCGCAAGCGGTATGAGCGAGCAACCCAGAGCAAGTATCTGACGTTCCGGATCGTCTCCGACAAGAGCGACCCGGGCAGCTGGTGGCACCCTGGTTACAAGGCTCACCACATCGCGGGCGGCGTGAAGCAATACTGCCAGCCTGGCGTCGAGGCGATTATCAAGGATGCCGCCCACCGGGACATGATCCCGCTGGGCAACATCAGCACCGGCATGATGGTGACATGGAGACACGACTGACATGGGCTTCCCGAACGTCGACCTCATCCTGCGCGACCTATTCTTGACCGAGTTTCAAGCGGTCAAGTCCGACCCGGGGTTCGCCATCGCGGACCTGTTCGAGGACAGAGGCGAAGCGGAACAGGCGGAGATCACCGAATACATCATCAACCGGCGCTTCACCGGTGACGTGCAGGATCGGGGCGACGAACGCAGGGTGTTCATCCTCCCGCACTTCCCGACGTCGGACCTTCCATTCCCTCAGATCGGCATCTACAGCGGGGAGGTCGACGGGCTTGACCGGGTACTTGGGGACTACACAGGAGAGTCCGAAGAGGTCAAGAACGAGGACGGGACAACCATCGGCTGGGCCCAGATCAAGGGCTATTGGGAAGTGTCCGCGTGGAACGTCGATGTCGTCACCTCGACCAAGGACGAGGCGGTCTGGCTATCCCGCCTCTGCCAATACTTCATCTGCCAAAACTTCCCCGAGATGACGGTCAAGGGCATCCTCGAAGTTGATGTCACCATGACGGATATGCGGATAGAGAAAAGCACGCTGCAGCCCCTGCAATATTTCGCCCGGGGGCTCAAGGTTCGCGCCAAAGTCGCCAACACATGGAAAAAACGGCTCCCGGCATCGTACTACCAGACCGGGGTCAACCTCGCACTGACTACGCCATAGGAGGAAGACAGATGGCAAAAAAGGAAGCGGAAGCACGCACGATCACCCTTGACGAGTTCGCCAAGGGGATCGGTAAGCGCGAAACTCGAGCGGGGTTCCTCACTGCCATGCACGCAGACAGGACCACTCCGCACACATTGGAAGAGTGGGACCAACTTCTCGCTCTCTTCACGACCAGGCCGATTGACGTCCCGTGGAGCGAGTGGGTCACTAAAGGAGGAAACTAAATCATGGCTGACAAGGGAATCTTCTGGAACGGGAAGAAGTTTATTCTCCCGCAAGCGTCCTCCCGAATCGACTCCTCGGCTCTGGCCCGCGCCCCGCTCGGCGGCGGGGCTGCCGTGGCAATCCTCGGGAATATGATCGGCCTCATTGCGCCCAAAACCGCCAAGCGTGTCGGCACCCCGTCGACCGCGCTGGCCATGCTGCACCCGAACAGCGAGGAAGCCAGGCTGGCCGCCCAGCTGGTTTTCGACCCGTCCCCGGGCGGCGGCACCCCGGGGGCATCCGAGGTCTACCTTGTCCCGGTCAACTCCGCCCTGCCGGCGACCCGCACGTTCAGTAGCGCCCTCAGACTTGACAGCTACCTCTACGGCCTGCCGGCGAACCAGGTCCGGGTCAAGATCGAGAACGGGACCAGTGTCGGCAAGAAGGTGACGGTGGCTTTCGGCTCCGAAGAGGAAAAATTCGACAACCTCGCTAAGGAGTCGTTCTCGATCCGCTACAACGGCGTTGGCAACCCGGCCGTTATGACGATCACCCCGACCGTCGCCGGCCATGTGCTGACCACGGCCTGCACCGGTGCGACGGCCGACAACCTGAACCTGGACCTGTTTGTCTACGACACCGTCCAGTCGCTGGTCGACGCCATCAACGCCACAGGGAAATACACGGCCGTCGTCCTGACCAACAACCCGAACGACTCCACCATGCACCTTGACGCCGTGACCAACCAGGACGTCAAGACCGCAACCTACACAGCCAAGAGCGACCTGCAAGCCATCGTCGATGGCCTTGCCGGCTCCGGCTACGTTAAGGCCAGCCGCGTGACAGATGCCGGAACCGCGCCGATCAACACGACCGACTTCCAGTACCTGAGCGGCGGCTCGAACGGGTCGATCACCACCACGGACTGGCAGGAGGCGCTCGACTTGCTGGGCACCATGAACGTCAACATCATCCTGCCCATGACCAACGATGCCTCGGTGCATGCGATGGTCGATAGCCACTGCGACTGGTTCAGTGGCCCGAACGGCAAACTGGAGCGCCGGGCCTTCGTTGGTGGGGCGCTGCAGTCGTGGATGTCGGAAGGGGCCCGGTCCTCGGCCGTCAGCAGCCTGCTTGGGGCGGCCAAGTTGATTGGCAGCGACCGCATCGTCAACGTCGGCCTCGGGTCGAAGCATTACGACGCGAATGGTAAGAGCAAGCTCTACCCGGCCTACATCACGGCCGCCATGTATGCCGGCATCGCAGCCGGCGGGTTCCCGGTGACGCCGTTGACTCGCAAGTACCTGCGCTGCCTCGGCCTCGAGGTCGAACTCCGCAGCGAAGAAATCGACACCCTGATCAACGGCGGGGTGGCCGTTCCCATCGTCGACCTCGTCAACGGGGCCGGGTGGGTCATCGGCCGACAGGTCACCACCTGGGGCAAGGACGTCGACCTCTACCGCATCGAATACTCGGTTGGGCAGGGAGCCGACTACATCGCCCAGCAGGTGCGCCAACGCCATGAACAGTTGATTGGCATGCCGGGAACCGAGGCGCTGGACGTGACCATCGTCAACATCACCAACGGCGTGCTGGAACAGGCAAAGCGCGAGGGCTACATCCGCAACTACGACCCGAAGAAAACGTCCCTGCGGGTTGACGGGACGGTTCGCTACGTGGACTACAGTGCCGAGCCGATCCTGCCGGTCAACTTCATCTTCTCCACCTACTTCCTGTTGCCGACCAGCTTCACCATCGGCCTGTAATCAAGGAGATCGCCACCCATGAAAAACACGATGACTGGCAACAGAGCGTTGCTGAAAATCAAGGGGCAGGTCGTCGGCTCCGGGGTCCAGAACGCCGACTTCCAAGACGACCTCGGCCTGCAGGACGTCGATGGCCTCGGCTCTCCGTTCACGCAGGAACTGGTGACGGGCAAGGTCAGCTACTCGATCAACCTCAGCACCTACTTCATCTACAACAAGAAGCTCATCGACCTCGGATTTGTGCCGACCAGCGACGACGTGCTGACCTCCGGCGAACTGGAGATCGAACTGATCGACAACGTCACCGGGGAGACACTGGAACTCTACACCGGATGCAAGGCGGCCAACCACAGCCGCCAGTACGGCAAGCATGTCATCAGCGGGGAGAGCGCCACCTTCCGGGCCCTGCGGAAACTCAAGTAACCAATGCCACAGCCCCCGGGGGAACGCGCCCCCGGGGGAGCCACCACTGACAAGGAGACACCATGTCCGCGCCTAAGAAGTCCTTCTGCATCGCCAGGCTCACCGACGAAAAAACCGGAGTCGAATACGGAGACAACTACGGGGAGCCCGTCGTCGTCCGCCGTCCCACCTCGGCTGACCGCATCTCTATCAGTACCCGCCACGCCGGCATCCTCAGCGCCTACGGGGCAAATCCGAGCGACATCCCCGAAGGGCTGTCCATGCTGGCTTACATCTTCTGCTTCCTCGACGTCCTGTGCGACCCACAGACCAGGCCGGACTGGACGAAGAGGGAGAATGTCTACGAGGAAGACGAGGCAGCCGTGTTCGCGCTCTTCAAGGAGGTGAGCGCGTGGATCGACACCTTTCGACAGAGCAGAACTTAGCCGGAAGGCCAGCGAGATAGCGAACACCTACGGGTTTTTCGTGAGGCAGAAATACAACATGCCCCCGACAGACCCGCGATACCTGGCGATGACCGACGATGAGTTGATCGTCGAATTCGAGGCGATCATCGCCAGTCGTGGCAACAAGCTGAAAACGTGCCCATGCGGCATGGTGACCCACGCAACGGTCTGCCCAACCTGCGGGGCAAAGCTGACCGGAGATGCAGTCCTTGATGATGTGATGAAACGCGCTGAGGCCGGGGAGAGCGTCGATCTCTCCGTTCTCGATCCAAAGTTGGAGCGAGACAAGTTCGTTCCCATCCGGCCCGGGGAGGCTCCATGAGCATCGGCATCGGCATAAGCGTAGACGCACGGCAAGTCAAAGCGGCCAAAGCGTCCGTCGAAGAACTCAACAGCGCCCTCCATCAAACAGAGGCCATGCCAGATCTCTTGCCGGGGTCGAAGCACCTCTCCAACGTTGCCGGCCTCGTCAAAAACGTGGCCGCCGACATCCAGCGCATGCAGGGCCTCGCCAGGGCCGGAGAGCGCAAAGGGGGGATGCTCGACGCCCGCCAATTCGGTGAAGCCGAAAAAATATCGAAACGCCTGCTGGAAACCTTTGGGGCCTACGTCGGCAAGGTCTCTCTCGCCCGCGACGAACTAAAAAAGCTGATCGCAGAGAAGGAGCGGCTCGAACGGAAAGAGTTCGAGTCTGGCCGCCTCGACCCATTCGAGAGAAGCCGCGTCGAGGAACTCGAAAAGGAAATTACCCGCCGCAACCGCCTCGTCAACCGGCACTCCGAGCGGGTCGAGGAAATGCGGGCCAACCTCAACGCGGCAAACGAGTCCGTCAGTGGCTACGGGGCGGCCCCAGACCAGCAGGGTGGCGGTGGGCTTCTTGGCGGGATGTCCATGCGGTCGCTGATGACAGGGGCCTTCGCTGGGGCCGTCGGCATCTATGCCTTCTCGAAAGCCAAGCAGATGCTTTCCGAGGGGATGAACATAGCGGAGTCCTTCAATCGCGCCGAGGCCGACATGCTCCGGCGTGGGGTCGCGGGCACCAGGGACAACATCGTCTCTTACGGCTTCACCCCGCAGGAACACATCGACATGTTCAATGCGGTCCTCTCCCGGGGGGGGTACGCGAACAGCGAAGTCGTGGAGGCAGCCAAAGCCTTCTCTCGCGGGAGAGGGGTCTCCGACGCCAGCGCCACCAGCTTCATGGGGACGTATGCCGCCTACACCGGGGCCGACCCCAAGAAGCTGGCCGACAGCATGGAGAAGCTCCGGGGGGCCCTGATTACCGGGAATGTCAACGGTCGCGCCGAAGAATTCATGAGCCGAAACGTCCAACTGCTCACTCGGATCGCGGAGGGGAGCGGCGGAGCCATGAGCGGCCGGGGCGCAGACTATATCACCGGGCTACAGGCCGCCATGTGGGCAGGAGGGAGCCCGGTTGGGAAGGGGCAGAGCGGAGCCAGCATGATCTCTGCCATGAACGACTTCATCAGCGGCGGCGGGTCGTCGCCTGGTGAGCAGGTCGCGCTCTGGCAAGCCCTCGGCGGCAACGGCATCACGAGCCCAGATGACCTCTGGGGCCTCAAAGAGCGCATGGCGAGGGGGATCAAAGACCCGAACAACGTCGTCGCCCTCTTCGATTGGGTGAAGAACACCTACGGGACGGACGAGGGAGGCCGCGTCTCATCCATTGGCAAGATGGCACTGCAGGAGATGCTTGGCAAGCACGGCCTACGACCGGACCAGATCAATAAGCTGGTCGACCTCGACGCTGCAGGAAAGCTGACGCCAACGGGGGCATCGCGGTACACGGGGGCGGGGGGGAGCATCTACGGTGACGCAAGCGAGGCGATGGCCCACCTTGGCAACTACGACCGGGAGATGAAGGCGCAGGTCCAGCTGCGAGAACTAGAGGCGGGAGAGCCCATTCTCCGCACTGCAGACGCCATGCGAGAGGTGGGAGTCCAAATCTACGACAACGTATACAAGGCCGTCAAAGAGGTCATGGACCCCGGGGTGAAGGTCCACCTGACCGACGAGGACCGCATGAACCTCACCGTCCCAGGAAGCTACCAGTGGAAGACACAGGAAGTTAACCCTGGATCGAGGGAATAATGGCGATCTACACACCTGACCACCGGGTCACCATCAAGCGGGCGGCCACCGGTTACCAACCGGAAGACATCTCCCTCGACGTCCTCGCGATAAGCATCAACAAGGGGTACGCGAAGGCTGCCGGCGGGTTCCAGATCACCATGACGTTCAACCGGAGGATTGAGGGGAAGCGGTACGATGAGACGATCCGCCCGAACGACATCGTTCACATCGAACTCGACGCAGGGGACGGCAAGGGCTTGCGGTCTCGGATGATTGGTCTCGTCGACAGGGTGGCGAGGCAGGTCTCGGTCAACCCAGACCAAAGCGTCACCCGCCGCGTGAACATCATGGGCATGGACTTCGGCAAGATGCTGCTGCGCCACAACTGCGTCAAGGACATCCAGCCCATGATCGGCACGCCCGGGCCAGCCAAGGCCGCCAGGCTGGCGGAGGGGATGATCTTCTCGGGGACGCCACGTGAGATCACCCAAACCATCTTCGACACGTTGCTCATCAAGCAACTGCGGTGGGTCGAGCCATATATGAAATTTTCTTCGCCGGACGCAGACGGCGACCGCGACAGATGGGAAACATACGATGAAACCGTCACGGAAACCACGGGTTCAGTTTGGGCCGCGCTGAAGCGCTCTGCCAATGAGCCATTCAACGCCATGACAACAGAAACACACGGCGGCGTCCTGCATGTGATCATCGAGAAGTACCCGTTTCACGCGAAGACCGGCAAGCTCACCAGGGAGCCGCTGCATGCGATCTCCGACGACCACATCCGCGAAGAAAACATCGGGGTCGATGACAGCGACCGAGTGACCTACGTCTGGCACAGGGTGAACGCTGTGACAATCTACAACCAGGGGGCAAACTTCACCTATATGTACCCAGACCTCGTCCAGTACGAAAAGGAGATGATCGAGCGTCACGGGTTCATCCCATTCTACCCGGAGAGCAACTTCGTCCCCCCGGGGTACATCCCAAAGGACCAGGCAGAGAAAAGCCACAAAGACCTCATCGCAGAGCGCACCAACGAATTCTGGGAGAGAAACCGGAGGAACCACGAGTACGAGATGGGAAGCATCACCATCAAGGGCAACCCCGACATCAAGGCGGGGGATGGCGTCCACGTCGCCAGCACGGACATGGAATACTTCGTTGAAAGCTACACTGAGCGATACGTCTGGGGGCAGGACTACCAAACCACCTTGAATGTCACGCGGGGGCAAAAACATGGAGCCTAAGCAGGTCTCAATGCAACGCAACCCGGCCCTGCACGCCGCCGAGTTTTCCATGACCCACCCCATTCGGGCAATGGTCAAAGGTGTCAGGTATCGGGACACGGCACGCGGCAAGGTGACGGTCGTCGACGCCCTCGCCATCGACCGTACAGGGCACAGCATCAATGACCGCATGCTTTTCCATGTCCCGGTCATGTACCAGAAAATGAATGCCCAAAACGGCGAGGAATGGACACCGGAAGTTGGCGACCTCGTGGCCGTCGGGTTTTTCAACGCCAACCTGCGCGACCCATTCGTCATGGGATACCTTGGGCCCTTTGATGGCGACACGATGGACGGAGGCACAGAGGCGCACCCAAGGGTCTACTGGCGGCGCAGCGGGACATGGGAAGAAATCGACAAGGATGGCAACAGGACCACCCATATCGCCAAGAACGACACATTGGTGGTCGAGGGCGTCCAAGACATCCACATCAAAGGGGGGACCGGAACCCCGGCGCTGGTCGTCCAAGTCGATGGCAAAGCCGACATCACCGTCACCGAGGAAACCAAGCTAACCTGCCCGGTCGTCAAGGTGATCGCCAGCACCAGCGTGACCGTCGACACCCCCATAACCACACTGACCGGGAACCTAACGGTCAACGGTGGGATCACCGCCACCGGCACCTACGGAAGCACGGGCGGGAAAATTCAGACCCCAGGCGATATCAAGTCAACCAGTGGCGAAGTCGGGGATAAGACCCGCAACATCTCTGGCGACCGCACCATCTACAACAGCCACACCCACCCTGACCCGCAGGGCGGGAGCGTTGCTGCTCCGACCCAGAAACAATAAGGGGGACCAATGGCTTACGAAATCAGGAACCAGAAGCTCCCGTTCATGTTTGAATACTGGCCACCGGGAGCGACAGCGCCATCGAAGAGGTTTATCCTGCCGGTCAACCCGGAGAGCTACCGCATCCAACACAATGCACGGGTCAGCGTAGTGCAAACCAAGGGTGGCACATTCACCGACAACTTTGGCATGGGGGTCGCCAAGATCAGCATGCAGGGGACATTCGGCCTGCTCGGCAGCCTCCCGGGAGGCCCTGGCCAACACGCAGAAGGACTCAGGAAGGATGCCTGGAGCCTCTTGAAAGAGGCTGAAATCGAAGTGTTCTTCGAATTCTATAAACAATTCGGATCGGACGCCAACCCGGACCAGGCACAAAAGGCTCAGTTGAGGTTCTACAACTTCACCGATGAGCAGGCATTCGAAGTCATCCTCCACCCGTTCTCTGTGACCCGCTCCACACAGAGACGGTTCCTCTACCAGTATACGATGGAGATGCAGGTCATCCGCGACCTTCTCTCCACGCCATACGATATTGCAACAGATGCGCCGACGCTGGCGCTTAAAGACGTTCCCGCCCCAGACTCTGAAATGTTCAAAACGTGGAAAAAGATTCTTGCCGGATACACGTCGCTGTCGAATAAAGTCTCGGATGCCATCAACCTGATGACCGAGGTTGAAAGCAAGATAGACACCATCGCCACGGCCGTAAACGGATTCCGCAACGGCATGTCCAGCTTCATCACCGTCGGGTTCGACGTCGTGGAAAGCGCTATCCACTCGGTGGACACCATTATCGATGCCGTGATCACCGTCGAAGACCTCCCGCACGAGTTCACCGACCACCTCCGCGAACTCAAACGCAGGCTCTATCACGGGAGGATCAACAAGCATCTGTTCAAGCAGAGCAACGACAGCCAAATCCCGGCATCATCCAGCACGACGCAGGCCGTCGAAATCATCACAGCACAGGCCCCACCAAACGCTGTCGAAGTCCCAATCTCGACAGGGGAAAACCCTGAGACAACCATTTTCTCGGCCGGCATCGAGCAGGCGGAAAATGTGGTTACGTCCGCAACGACAGTAACCGAAAGCGACACCATCGAGACGATTGCCAGCAGGACGCTCGGGGACGCCACGCAATGGCGCAGGATCGCCTTTCTCAACAACCTTGAGCCGCCATTCGTGGCGAAAGGGTGGGAGGACGCTTTTAGCGAGACATTGGCGACAGGGACGCTCGTTGCCATTCTCGGGAGAACCCTCGAGATCAGCGGGTTCGTCCCGACCCCAGGACAGGTCATCGTCATTCACTCCGGGGGTGGGTATGAGCCGCTTGTTGTTGAAAGCTACGCCGCGCCACAGATGGTGACGTGCGAAAAGACCATCGTTGAGAGCCACCCGGTCGGCTCCACAGTCACCCTGCACGAATCCACAATGAACGTGGTCCGCCCTGGAGACACGATCAAGATTCCGGGGACAGCCAACAGGGATACACCCCCGACCCTCGGAGACTACCAAAACCATTACGACGCCATCTATGGTGCCGATGAATATCTGAACCAAAATGGGGAGCACGAAGACGACAGGACCGGTGACGTCGCCATCGTCGTCGGCCTAAAAAACTTAGAGATGCAACTGTCTCACAGATTAAAGACGATGCGCGGAGAGCTTGCTACGGTTGGACACCCAAACTATGGGAGCCTCATCCCGTCGTTCATCGGCAAGGTTGACACCGACTACTGGCTAGAGCGAATCCGCATGGAAGCGCGGGCCGTCGTGCTAGAAGACCCTCGCATCAAGTCCGTCGACAGTCTCAATGTCAGGGTAGACGGTGACGCCGTCTACATTGACGCAAAAGCAACCACCGCAGGGGTCGACGGATCGAGGAAACTTAGCCTCTTGCTGTGAGCAAAAAATTTGCCATAGGCAACGCCGTTTGCAAGAATGGCCGGAACAGGAGGGCCAATGCCTGTCTTCGATATCGTCAAAATGGAAACCCGCGTCACTCGAATGCTCGGGTGGTTTTCGGGTGCCCAGAATAAAATTACCGACCTGCTCCCAGGCGGGAAGACGCGCACCAAGTTTGAAGCCGTCGCCGTCGAAATGGAACAGCAGGACTACCAGACGTATCGAGCCATCCAGAAGGCGATACCGATCTCCATTTACCGGGCGTTTAACTTCCTGCCGATCCCTGCGGCCAGAGCGCATGGCCAGGTCACGTTCTCGGCCAACGCCGTGCCGGCCCAAGGCATCACTATCCCCAGCGGGACGCGGGTCGCTACCACAGAAACATCGACGTCTGCTGAGAAAGTTTATGAGACAACGCAGGCGGCGACCTTGCCGGCCGGGGAGTCGACAGTTTCCGTGCCGATTTCCAGCACTACCACAGGGGTCGCTGGCAACACGGGAACCGGCACCATCAACGTCATAAAGACGTCCATTGCGGGCATCGATGCGGTTACCAACGCGGCAGCAATTACAAGCGGCAGCGAACGAGAAACGGAAACCGACCGTGCCATCCGGTTCCAAAAATATATTGCCACCATCGCCAGAGGAACGTCGGCGTCCCTCGAGTACGCAGCCATGCAGGCGGCGCTCCACGACAATAACGGAGAAGTCGTCGAGGCCGTCAAGCAAGCCGTCGCCGTCGATGCACCGACCACGACTGCGGGGTTTGCAGAGGTCTTCATTTATAACGGGACGGGCAGCACGTCGCAGGCGCTCATTGATGAGGCGAAGAGGGTCATCGACGGGTACATCCTCCCGGACGGGACAAAGGTCGCCGGATACAAAGCTGCCGGCGTCGTCGTTTCGGTCGCTGCGGCCGAAGACATGCCGCAGGACGTCACGGCAGAAATAAAGCTCTCTCCGGGGGCGATTGCGGATGAGGCCGCCGCCAAGGCAACCACTGCTGTCACGGCATACCTCAGCGCCATGAGGATCGGGACGCCACTCGTCAAGCACGAACTCGTAGAACGCATCATGGCTGTGCCTGGCGTTTTCGACGTGACGATCACGGACCCAGGCGTCAACGTCCTTGCCCAATCCATTGGGGCCCCAGTGTTCACCGGGGCTGGACTGAACGACTTAATAGTGGCCGGGCCGTTCACGGCGGGTGGGAAGCGGACATACGTCGTTGAGGTCGACGGGACGGGGGGGCCCAACACGTTCAAGTGGTCGCGGGACAACGGGGCGTCGTGGATGGCCACCGGTGTCCAAATGGTTGCCGGGTTTTTCCTCCCATTGGAAGACGGCATCAGGGTCGAGTTCCAGGCGTCGACAGGGCACACGCTCGGGAACCAATGGACGTTTGTCGTCTCCACCGCCTACGTCATTGTTCCCAACACCATCACCATCACGGCCGCATAATGTCTGCCATTGCTCGCATCCTCAGCCGGCTGCACCGGGTATTCAACCGGAGCCCAAAGCGGGTTCCGGTTGTGCGGTTAACCGCCGCAGGGGGGGCGTCTGTCGCCATGAAGGCGGCAACCCTTTCGGTTTCCGGCATCACTGCGGGGGAAAACGTTGAGGCCACGGAGATAGACGTCGCCGGGAGCAGCGTTGCTGATGTCGCGGCCCAGATCAACAGTCTTTTCCCGTCCCTCACGCCGACATTCACGCGGACTGGCCCAGCAACCCACTCGGACGAGAGCGGGGGCATCCGGCAGGTTGGCGATGGGGCCCCTCGCTTTGAATACGCGGCGCTCACACACGAGCCTCTCGGGATCGTCCTTGAGGGGGCAGGGGGAAATGCAATCCGCCAGAGCACCCCTGGGCCAGACACGACCCGGTGGACTACCAATAGCGTTTCACTGACTCCTGCGAACCCGGTAATCAGCGGCAGCACGCCACAAAAAACGGCCGCACTCGGGGCAGACAATCCTTCCGCCAACAGGTCGCAGTCGATAGGCACATTCACAGGAGGGAACATCACCGCGTATGCCGTTGTCGAGGTCATCCAGAGCCAGCGGCCGTCTCTCAGCATTTACAACTCGTCCAGGGCGCAGCATGTGGCAAGGGTGGAACTTAACCAGGAGACAGAAACCATTACAACGTCCGGCGTGGCCTTCGTTGCCGCCCACCTTAAAAAATTGAGCAACAACGGCCCGAACGGCGGGAAAGTCTTCCTGGTCGGGGCCACGGGGGCAGGCCCGACCGGGGACGTATGTCGGGTTTACATTTACAACAACTACGCCATCGCGGAGCCCAGCGAAATCGTTATCCATCACGTACAAGCAGAAGTCGGTGCAGACAACCCGTCATCGCCAATTATAACGACGACGATAGGGGGGGAAACACGCGGGGCCGAAACGCTTTCGTTCCCGGTATCCATTTTTAACGAGGAAGCCGGGAGCCTCGAAGTGACCATAACGCCGCTCCACCAAACGGGAGCAGCGCAATACATCATCGACCACAACACCAACGGTGCAGACCGGCTGGGCCTCTACCTCCGACCGGACGGGAAAGTCGTCGCGTCCATCGGGGACCAGGATGCGGCGGTCACGTCTATGGGCCCCGTCACTTACGGTAATCAATATGACATTGCAATGACATGGGGTGGGAACACCGTGAAGCTTTACATCAACGGCGGGCTGCAGGGGGAAGAGATGTTCGCATCTTACCCACTCCAGGCGCAGACCGTTTCGGTTGGGACGAAACAGGACGGCACCGGTCGATGCCCGTGCGTCATCAGCCAACTCCGGGTTTCATCGGCTGCGAGAAGCCAAGACGAAGTCCTTGCCTGGGTGAGAAGGCAACTGACACTCGACGGCAAATCAACATATTACCAGCCATTCTACCGTGGGGCCCTCGTGAATGGAGTTGTCGAGGCGACCATCGTCGCCGGAGACTACTCGGAACGATCAGCACGGGCAATCCTTGACGATGCCTCCCACAGCCCAGACTCAGACCCTTACCTGTACTACCCGGAAAACCCCCTGTGGCACGAACTCGCCACCTACGGCTGGGAACTCGACGATCAAGCCAGAAGGCTCAAGACCGCAGAGGATCAACTCTACTTCGACAAAGCAGAGGGGAAGTGGCTTGACCTGTGGGGAAAGAGTTACTTCGGTGTGCCGAGGTTAAGAAACGAGACGGACGAACAATACGGGCAGAGGGTTATCTATGAAATCCTCCGCGCAAACCAGAACAACAAGGCGCTTGAAATCATCGTCCGTGACGCGATTGGCGTCGACGTAACAATTCTGGACGCATGGCCAGTTCGGGCCGACCTCGAACCTCACCTGCAAACGAGGGCAGCTGGGCACTTCTTGCTTGAAATGGGCATCCCAAACGAAATGCCACCGGAAGAGGCCATCCTGTTGATCGAGAAGGTGAAAGGGGTTGTCCGGCGGCACAAGGCTGTCGGGACCGACTTTTTCGAGTCGGTCCTCCGTAAGTTGGAGCGGCCGGATGATGTAGTCACCACCAGCGAAATACTTGCGGTGTTGATCGCCACGGCATTCAGCGAGGCGCTGCAGCCAGGCCCCATCTATTGCGGCGCGGCTTGGCGCTGCGGAACCCCTGGGCTCAAGTGTGGGACCAACGACGCGATGAAAGAGCAGGTCTATATCGCTAAGATTTTAGCAGCTGACAGCACGACAGAGTCAGCGGCTCTTTACGGAGGATAAAACGATGCTCCAGGAAACCATCCACCTCAGTGGCGACGTCAAAATTACCCTTCTGAAAGACGACGGTTCCGTCGAGGTCCGCGAGGCGAAAAACCTCATCGTCAGCGGCGGAAAGGTCTTGCTCGCCAGACTGCTCGGGGGCGATGCCTCCTACAAAAACCTGGAGCATGTCACAAAAATAGCCTTCGGAACCGGATCGACGCCGGCAGCGGCATCGCAAACAGCCCTTGTCGCACAGGCGCTGTCGAAAACAGCAGTCGTCTCCTACCCGGCGTTTAATCAGGTCAAATTCACCGTCACGATGGAGGCGAACGAGGGCGGAACGAACACATACCAGGAGATCGGGCTTCTATCTGCGGGCACCAACATCCTGTTCTCGCGCATCGTGATTTCACCCATTACTAAATCGACCGCATACAAAATCCAGGTCGAATGGACTATCTCGTTCCAATAGGGCGCGGCTATGAAAAAAATCGCTGAAACATCACAGTTTCCCGAGGACATTTTCCATATTGAGAATGTCATCGACGAACTCAACGAGGCCAACCTCAAGGCCGCCATCCAAGTTCTGGCAGACAGGACTCGGTGGCTCAAGACTGTCGCCGGCATCCCCATCGGGACCATCATCGCGTACCCAGCAGGGGCCATCCCCGAGGGCTTCCTGAAATGCAACGGGGCAGCCGTCGCCAGGGCATCATATCCCGACCTATTCGCTGCCATTGGGACGACTTACAACCAAGGGGGGGAGACAACCTCACAATTCAGGCTTCCAGACCTTCGGGGCGAATTCATCAGGGGGGCGGACGAGGGTCGCGGGATAGATGCCGGCCGTGGCATCGGGACGTGGCAGGCAGATGAGTTTAAAAGCCACATCCACAAGTTGAGGGTCCAGGTGTATTCGGACTCGACATATGCTGGCTTGGGCGGAGAGGGGAATGGCGGAACCATATACAACCCCTGGGACCACGACCCAATCCAGCCGACAGGAGGGGCCGAAACTCGCCCACGCAACGTGGCGATGGTCTACTGCATTAAAGCGTTTCACGGGGCAACCAATGCGGCCCTTGTCAACGTCAGCGACCTCGCCAACCAACTCGTTGAGCAAGAAGCCAACCATGTGAAATATGCGGACTTCACGGGGGGGAATCAATCGCTGGGGTCTCCCGGGTTTCAGAAGTTGCCAGGGGGGCTAATCATTCAGTGGGGCGTGGACACTTCCCTGAACTCAAAAACAGTTGTTTTCCCTGTTTCATTCGTGTCTGCGTGCCATTCCGTCCAGGCGACACGTAATCACACCAAAATATGGTCGTATGGAAATGAGGTTTACACCCACTCATACACGCCATCGAGTTTCAAATTCGAGATTTCAGCAAATGATGGGAATTACGCCAACGGGTACGATGTTACCTGGCTCGCCATCGGGAGATAGGAGAAAAGATGAAATTCGCTCTCGCTGACAAAAACGGTCTCCCGGCTGCCTTCTACGACGAAAGCATCCACGGTAAACGAGAAATCAATGGGCAACCTAACCCAAACACCAAAATACCAGGTGGGGCGGTGCCCATCTCTGACGACGACTGGCGGGCATTCCTGGGAGAGCCAGGAAGGTGGCTACTCGTCGACGGGGTCCGCGTCCCCGCTCCTGTGGCAGAGAAAACCATAGACGAGGCGTTGTCCGAGAAGATCAAAGCCGTGGCCGCCAAACGCTACGCGGTTGAAACCGGGGGGATCACCATCAACGGGGCGGAGATCGACACTGACCGCGACAGCCAGGCGCTCCTGACCGGGGCATGGTGCTACGCCCAGCAGTCCCCTGGCAAGCGCGTCAACTGGAAAGGCAAAAACGGCTGGGCCAACCTCGGCAAGAACGAGATCAGCGCCATCGCAGAAGCTGTCGGTGACCACATCCAGGCGTGCTTCACGAAAGAGCGGGCGCATGTTGAGGCCCTGCAGCAAATTGCGTCTGGTGTTGGCGCGACTGTTGCCCATATCGAAGCCTATGATATCGACGCCGGATGGCCCGGGTGATGGACGTTATCGGCGTCTTCAAGGAGATCATTCTCCGCAACGAACTCGGCGGCAACGTGGCCCTCGCCTACAGGTTCAGCGACCCTGACGGGGTCAGGACCGGCAAGAGCGGCTGGAGTTTCGGCGTCTGCCAGTTCGACATCAGCCACAACCCGGCGGCGACCCTCTGTCTGCGCGAATGCGGGTTTACAACCGACGAGATCGCCGGCCTCAAGGCGCAAACCATCGCGATAGGGCCGATGAACCCCAAGCTGGCCGCCAGCAAAGCCACCGTCGACACATGGGACGACAAGCAGCTATTTGAGTGCCTGACCGTGCCCTACCAAATGCTCAGTGGCGACAGGATCAAGGTCGCATCCCAAAGCGTCAACTACCATGTGGCGGACTACCACAACCAGTTCTACATGAGCCGTGGGGGGAAGATGCACACATTCCTCCGGGGGCTCGGCCGGCCAGTGACGGCGGGAGATATCATCCGGTTCAAGCTGGGTCTGCCGTGGGGCAAGAAGCGGCCGGATGACGTCCAGCGACGATGGGAAAACATTGAGGCAGTCTGCGCTGAGATGGGGGTCGATAGATAGCCATGCCACGGTCACACGTCGCATACGCCGGGATCATCCCTCAACCGAACGCGCAGGTCTGGTTTCGCACCGGGGCCAGCCCGGCATCGGAGGTATTCCCCGTCTATGACGCACAGGGGACAGCGCTGCCGCAGCCGATCACGGCGGACGGGGCCGGCATGTTCTCTGGGATTTTCGCGGACGACGGTGAAATCTGGCTCCACTACGGCGGGCAGCCGCCGATCATGCTTGACCTCGCCGGGAGACTGACGGCCAACGAACGGCGGGCCATCGAGACGGCCACTGCGCCATCCCAGGCAAACCCGTTCGTGACCGTCTCCATGATCGATGAACTTTTTTCCGACCTCGACGGGGGGCGGCCAGACAGCACGTTCCTGCAAACTGACACCATAGACGGGGGATCACCCTGATGGCACGACGCATCCAGATCAGACGCGGAGCCTTCGCTGAGTGGCAGGCGGTCAACCCCGTTCTCTCCTCCGGCGAAGCTGGCTACGAAACCGACACGAAGAAAATCAAATACGGTGACGGGGCCACCCCGTGGAACAGCCTGCCGTACCTTGCAGGCGACGGCGGCGGCACGTTCGCCATCGATGCCACCGGGACGCTGGCGGAGCGATCCCTCTACGATACCGAGGTCGTCAACTTCGCGTACCTGGACACAGACAGCAGCCACCTCTACTTCCGCCAAACGACGACTCCCGGGACATGGTCGCCAGCCGTCCCGTTCGGCAAGGGTGACACCGGCCCGGCCGGCCCGCAGGGTCAAGCAGGCCCGCAAGGGCCACAAGGGCCACAAGGACTGCAAGGCCCAGCAGGGGCAACTGGTGCGACAGGCCCACAGGGTCCGCAGGGCGTGGCCGGGTCGAGTGCCTATCAGGTGGCTGTGGCCGGAGGCTTCGTCGGCACCCAATCACAGTGGTTGGCCTCGCTGGTCGGGGCTACCGGCCCGCAAGGGGCCCAGGGCCCGCAGGGGCTGCAGGGGCCAGCCGGCCCGCAAGGACCAACCGGGGCCGCAGGGACCAATGGTCTCAGT